AGCTGTCTATTTTGTTTAGTACATTGGTACACATTTCGGGATTGTTATTGTACACATTATTAAATCCTTCTTGATATATTCCTTCCAATAGTTTTGATGTCTTATTGACTTGCAGCTTTACGTTCTGCTTAAACCCTACGCTTCCTTTTAAGTCATCGTTTGCTTCTAGTAGTAATTGACTTATCAATACACATTTTAAATAGCTTAGATGCCTATGTGTTATTGGGTCATCTTGTACCCCTCTAACTTGTTCTTGGTGTTCTAGTTCTTTTTGTTCCATTCTTTCGTAGTATTCTTTTTGTTCTTTTCTCATTTGTTTTTTTCTATCCATTGTTGTTGTTGCTCTCTTAGGTATTCTATTTCACGCCTTAAATAATCTGCTGCTTTTTCTAAGTCTTTTAATTCATCGTCTTTTTTTCCGCTTCTGCAAATATACTTAATGATATTTCCCCTATTGAAGTTTAGTTCATAGTCTTTTATAAAGTCTATAACGTCATAGCCTTTACCGTTCTCGTAATGTAAATAAGTTGCTCGTTTCATAATTTTATTTATCTCTATATATTTTTACCTGTTCAATCAACCAAGGTCTAATCATTTCTACTGATGACAACAAAGGACTATCATTTTTAGCTAAACTCTCTAATTGTTTAAATATAAAATTCATTTCTTTTTTATTTCCTTTCAGCTTAGGGTGTACAAAAGAACAAACTCTGTTTATTGTAAACGCTTGAAATTTTACACTTCCATAATCCCTCTTTAATCTAAAAAAGTTTTCATATAAGTATTCGCTAAAATCTTTGTTTTTAATTATTGATTTGCCATCTCTAAATTGTTGTGTTGAACCATAACCAAAATATATATTTAATAAGTTACCAACTGAAAAAACGTCTTTTGTTTCTTCGTACTTCTTATATACATATGAATATGTATTAACATTTCTTGAAAAACTTTTTAAATAATCTAATGAAGACCATTTTCTATTTGAACTATTTAAACTTATAATATATTTTTGATATTCGTTTAAATCGCTTGTATTTACCCAGTCAATAATATAAACAGGTATAGTTTCTAATCCTAAGTTTTGAGTAGCTAATGCTCTGTGATGTCCTTCAATAATATTTCCTTTTGTGTCAATAATTATTGGGGATAACCAACCGTATTGTTGTAGTTTTTTCTTAAATATGTCTGAATGATTTTGAACAATATCCCTATTTACTAAAGAATGTTTTAAGTCAGATACTGGGTAATAAGCGTTGAACTGTCCTCTTTTAATTTCTGTTGTTTTCATTTTGTTTTTGTTTTAATTATTATTATTTTAATTTTGTGCAATATATGTTTTTTCTTTTTAATAAACAATTAATTAACTATTTATTTTTATAGTAATGCTAATATTCTTAAATCTTCTTGTATGTCTTTAATCATTGCTAAAGCGTCTTTATAGTCTTGGTTCTCCATAGCTTCAATAACTATGTCTAGGTCATATACAAATCTAATCATTTGTTCTAAGTTTTAATAAGTGATAGCACTCTGCATATTTTTGTCTTGCTTTGCCTTTGTATTCTTGTTTAAATAATTCGTACATCTTTTTTGTGTATTGATATTTTGTGTCGCAATCAGCTAAGTATTTTTCAGCAAACTTAACTCCCTTTCCTTTAAAGTACTGTACATTATCAGCAGAATCACCGATTATAAATTGTTCGTAAAAGTTATATAAAGCTTCATCTTCTGAAATATCCAATATTACCTTGTGCTTGAAATGATAATTGTAGATAAGAGCTGGAAATTGTCGGTAGTCTTTATCGATAGAAACTATCATAACATTATCACGACCTAGTTCGTTTGACAGTTCAAACCAGTACCTAGCAACCATATCATCAGTTTCAATTCCATAACCCCAAACGCTGTCGTATTGGTCTTTTACGAATTGATGCATCTCATTTAACAAAGGTGGTAACTCTTGCTTTTTCCTATTGGCTTTGTAATCGCTTGTAATTAGCTTTCTGAAATTTCCCTTACTACCGCTAAACGTTATTACACGCTCAACTGGATACATATCTTCTAGCTTATTTACTATGCTCATAAACTGCTCATCGAACTTAGCTTGTGCATCTTCTATATCTCGATAGTATTTATCATCTTCTGGGTTTTCTCGTTTCTTATAACAAGAAGCAAAGATTAAACTATCTGCATCTACTAGTAGTATCATTCTAAATCTAAATTAAAGCATTCAACTGAACAATAATAATCCCCATTTGTTTCATCACCACAACAAGCACATTCTGTCTTTGTATCTGGTTCATCTATATAACTATCTAACCAATTCATATTTCGTATTGTTTTAATTTGTTTTCTAAATCTTCTATTTGCTTATTCAAGCCTATAAGCTGCTTGTTTTTTTCATCTCGTATAATTCCTATGCGTTTTGTTAGTACGCTGTTTTCTACGTTTAAGGCGTTTACATATTGACCTATTTCAGTCATTCCCTGTGTAAAGTTTCTTAGTTCTTTATTGGCAGGTTTTTGTTTACTCCATTCCATAACTTTATCAGCTATGTGATTAAACCAAAGGTTGTACGATTGTTTTTGTAGTAAAGTCATTATACTGATAAACCAACTATAAAACCTAAAGTAACTAAAAATGTCGCTAAAGCTATAAGTGAAGCCGTAATAATTAACTCTCTTTTGTCGCTAAGTTCTTTTTCCATTTGCTTTAAATCTTTTTTAGTGTAAACCTCTATACGGTTCTTTCTAGTTTCAATGTGTAGTCCTGTTTTTGTCTTTTTCATAATTATATGTTTTTAATATATTCAATTGTTTGTTTTTTCATATGGTCAATATCTAACCATTCTAATAATTCAATAGTGTTAAATACTATTGTTTTAGGTTCACCATATTCATCCATTCCACTAAAATAAGTTTCGTTATCTTTTGTACTCATAAAAGTGTTAATGTCGTGTAAGTTACTGTATTTCGTTTTCATAATGTTTGTTTTTGTTTTATTAATATACCGCAATATACAACTTTATTTTAATTATAAACAAATTAATTAACTATTTTTTTTATTTATTTTTTCTTTTATATCAAAATAGCTATCCCATATTCCAATTTCTGATTCTTCATTTAAGTTAATTATTGCAGCATCTTGTTCTTTTAATAGATAACAAGGCTTTAAAACTTTCTTCTTAGTCCACAGCGTTGTGTCGGGACAATAAATATCTTTAATCTTTAAGTCTTTTAAGTTGTTTAGCCAAAACATATAATTACCTTTTGGGTCGTTCACTAGGTATAAAGCAACCTTACCTGTTTCTATTAGTTTATCGTGTTTGAACTTCTCTAGTATTTTTGTGTCGTAATACTTATTTCTGAACTTCATTTCGATTACGCATTCCTCGTTTTTTGGCGTTGTTCCTACGGCATCCCAAGATTCATTCCCTTTACCTGTATGGGTTAAGTTCCATCCGTCTAAATTTAAAAGCGTTACAACGGCTTTTTCCCAGTTATGTATTTTTTCTATCATTTTATTTTATTATATATATTATCTAAATCTTTTATCCACATTACTAAAATTTTAGGTTTGCAACTACAAGGTTCGTGATAGGCGTGGTTTAAGTAACGAGCGTGCAGCGTACATAAAAGTCTATACTGTTCTTTTGTTAGCTTAGTATTAACGTTTGCTTTAAAGTCTACCCAAGCATCTTTATCTTCTATTCTCATAATTCTATATTTATATCGTTCCATTCATCACGTCTTTGGTCGCAACCGCAATCGTCACCCCATATTTTTTTTACTAGCCAATGTATGCCAGTGTAATAAGTAATATAATAAACTAAATCCCCTAGTTTCATAAGTTAAATTTTTTAATGTTCCATTTTTTACTAAACCCTATTAAAGTGTCTTTAAGTGTAATTTCTGTTTTAGCGTTCTTCCATTGTTTATCTATGTAAATACTTTCTACATTACAACCGCTTAAAGGTATATCGTTATCGTCATTTTTAAAATTATGTGTAACATATAAAACAACCACTTTTTTAGTATGCCAAGAGTTTGCGATTCTCTCTAAAACTAGTCTTTGTCCTGTTGGTATTTTATTACCTTTGCGTTTAACTTCCATTAAAATAAGAACCTCATTATCAAATTCTAAAACTACATCTATATCAGTAGGATGTATTTTACCGCTTTCAATACCTGTAAAGTCAATACTTTGTCGGACTTGCTTACTGTTTCTAATTAAACTCATAACTTGTTTTTTATATGTTTTTTTGTAATTGTATATGTATTGTAAAGTGAATAATAACTAATCTTTGTGTTCCTGCTTAACTCCGCAACGCTCACGCCCTTAGCCACTATCTCAAACACTTTTTTATCGTACCAATGGAGGTCATTTAAAATATTATCAATTTTATTACGCTGCTCAGCCCATTCAACTTCATTAATACCGCTTTCTTGTATTTCTTTAAGTTCGTTTATATCTTCTAAATAAACTTTCTTTTGTCTTAGGCTTGACTTGTATAAATTCGTGTAAATACCCCTTAGAACCTTATAACAGTAGTAGTGATTTATCTGGTCTTTATAATAAAGGTCTAAGCCTTTTTTAACATCAGCATCAAGCTGTATATACATTTCCATCACTACATCCTCACTCATTGATGGATTGCAGCCGAAACTCTTTACTATGTTATTCCAGTCACTATGCTTTTTATATGCTAGTTCTAAGATTGGTTTCATTTATTTAATTATTAAAATTTGCCCTAACTTGTTCGTTTGGTTTATTAGGAGTTAATGTTCTAGGTACAAAGTATTCCAATGGGTCGTATATTTCGCCAACTACAAAAGGCAAACCAAATTCATTAATACTAAAGCTAAACGTTTCAAAAGCATAACCTCTACTTCGTTTGCAGCTTACGGTTATCCATTCTTTATTTACTGTGTTTATTTCAAGTTGTATTTGGTTTTCTGTCTTTTTTTCAAGGAACGAGCCTAAGTGTCCTGTCGGTTTGTCGCTTCCATAATTACTATGTATGACCGTAACTATATGACAATCGTATTTTGCAGATAGTTGCATTATTTTTTGAACACATAAATTTGATTCTTCTAAATTATTAACGTCACTAACTAAATCCGCAATTCCGTCTATAATAACTAAACCGTTTTTTCCTTTGTTTTGTTCTAAGCAGTGTTCTATAAATTGTATTCGTTCTTTATACCCTATTGTCCTAAGTGCATATGTATGATAACAACCTACTTCTTTGGTTGCACTCATATCTTGAACACGCTTAAAAACACGTTGAGCGTGCCAGTGTCCTTGTTCTGTATCGAAGTGCATTAAACACCTTCCTTCACGATGACCTTTAATCTTACCACCAAAGTTATTGCCACCGCTTAAATAAACAGATGCTAATAAACTAACGAAAAAGGTTTTCTTGCTCTTTGGGGGTGCTTGTACGAAGCTAAAATTCCCATACGTTCCAATAGGAATTGGCATTGTAATATCCCCACCTTTTGCCTGTATGGTTTTCTCACCTAGACTTAAAGCCGTTGGGGGGTATTCCATAACCTCTGAAGTGTCAATAGTGCATTCTTCTGCTATCAACTCCATCAACATATTATGTGTGGTCTGTTCTTCTGTTATCTCTTTCATTGTTTTGTATTGTTTTTGTAAAGGTAATAAAAAAGGCGGTTATTACACCGCCCTAGTTTGTTAAAATGGTAAGTCGCTTGTTTCAGCTTCTTGTACCACTTCCTTAGCTTCTTCACGTTCCGCTTTCACTATGTTTCCATCAGTCCAAACCACTTGACCGTTGCCAATGTAAGTTCTTGGTTTCTTAGCCTCTCGTTCTTCTTGTGTTTGGCTAATCATAATTGATGCGTTATTTCCGTAACGTGTTTCATCGTTTACACTCATTGTAAGGTTTATATAAACCGCACCGTCTTTTCCAGCAATAAATTTCTCCTTAGGGAGCTTATCTACTCTTAAACTGTAATTGATAATTGCACTCATAATTTTACTTGTTTTTAATTGTTATTATTTATTATTATTTTTAAAACTTTCGCTTTCATCTTCGCCAAATACGTTGAGTGCGTAGAAACCAGTTAATTTTAAAACGGCTCTACTCATCGCTCGCTTCTCTGCCATCTCAGCTACATACCAACTATTAGTTGAACTGTCTTTATAGCTATCACCTTTTAAGGCACTGCCAAAGGTTTCAATAGTTGCAGCTCCTTTATGTGCTATGGCTTTAAACACTGCAAAATTTGGCTCACACCTTACTACTTCATAAGTGATTTGAATTTTGGCTACGGCTTGAATCTTGTCGATTCCGCTTCTAGTAATGATTAGATAATGTTGGTGTTTAAATACATCGTCTTTTTCAAGTTTATACTCTTTGTATAATTCTGTTAATTTTTCTTTGTTCATTGTTATTTGTTTTTGATTTCTATTTGTGCTTCTAAAAATTCCACTCGTTTCTGTAAAGCATCAATACGAGCGTTTAAGTAGTCTATTGTATCAGGGCTTGAACTTCTTTTAACATCTTCTGAATAAGTCATATTATATCTCTTTAAATAGTTCGTATGGACTATCTACGTCTAATAAGAACCTCAAGTCTGTTACCAATCCATAAGGCAAATCTCGTACATATTCGTAAAGTTCTAATTGGTCAACTGCATATCCAGTCAATGAAGGGTGTTTAGTGTTGCCTCTTTCTAGGTTGTCTTTGTACTCTGGTTTTAATCTTTCAAATAAATTCATAATGTGTATTGTTTTAATTATTATATATGCAAATATAAAACAAATAATTCAATAAAAAAAATATAAACAAAAAAAACCACCCTTTTTAGAGAGTGGTCTTAGTTTGGCGGTTAGCCGATATTAAAACAAAAACAATACTATACAAAGATACATTAAGTATCTAGTTTTTTAATTAACATTTAATATTTTTCTATTAACATTTTAAAAGTTTTGTTGATTTTTTAATTCGTCTAGTTTAGTTTTGTAATCATTAAATATATATAACCATTCATCATCTGATAGTTTGTATATCTCACGTGATTTTATTAATAGTTCTTCTGATAGTTGTTCTCCTAACGCTAAAGAATATTCATATTGACGTCCATACTCAAAACGATTACATTTACGGCACTGACTGTAAACGTTTCTATCATCGTAGCGAGTAGATAATTTTCCTCTTGATATAAAGTGACCTGCATCGCTTTCTGTAAAATGTATAGGTTTTTTACAGGTTATACAATTACAATATCCAGTATTATCATCAGCATCTCTACGTCTTATATATTCGTGAAATACTTTGTCAATTTTATTTTTCCAGTATTTTAATGTTTTTTTTACCATTTGAATAGTTCCCAGATATCTTATCTATTTGTTTAGATTTATATTTATCTATTTGTTTTGGTATTTGTTTTTTTATGCCTTTGAGGGCAACAAAAACGTTTAACTAATTAATCAGCTTAACAAAAAATTCAAAGTTATATCTTTTATTTTAATTAAAAAAGAAAAAAGTTATTTATTTTTCCAATGCTTAGTTATTTTCTCAGCAGAACGCATACCAAAATAACCACCATAAACCAAAAGTAATAAAGAACTAAGTAAATCAATCCAATCTGGTGATATATTAAAGCCTTCTAAAGAACTATCTAATATAATGTATATAAATAGCGTAGCGGTTAAAAAGGCTAGTGTTAAAGGTCTTATATTGCGTGTTAAGTAACTATCTGTATTGTTATCCGAAATCCACCGTTTTGTGGTTTCTTGCATTTCTATTTTATCAAAGTTTAGTTCTTCTAATAAAAGCTGTTTATCTGTTTCGCTTAAAACTTTATCAGAACCAATTTTAGATGCTAAAACCTCTAAGGCTTCAATCCCTGTAACGTTCCCTGCTATTTTTAAAAGTTCTGGTGCTACTTCTTTTCCTTGCTTTAACAACCAACGTAAAGCATCGCCTACCCTTGTAGTTCCATTTTCTTTTTTATACTTACCCATTCCAACGTGATTTAGTTTTCCCCCTTATATCGTAATGTGTAAAACTTTGGTACATTCCTAAACCGCCTTGAAGTATTTCGCCTGATAGCATAAGGTCATCTAAGTAATCGTAAGTATCTAAAATAGGGTCAAGTCCTTTGATAACAATATCAGCAGCTTTACCTAGTAAGTGTTGAGAGTTTACAGAACCTCCAACCGATTTATTATGTGCTTCACATCTATAAGCACTATTTATTGTTATAGGCATAGCCACATTATCCCGAATGTACTGTAATTGATTAGCTAATTTAGTAATATTAACCAATACATCGTCAGGCATTTCACAACCACACCTGCAATCAAACTCACTTTTTTTAAAGTTCTTAGTCATTCTTTTTATGCGTTTCGTATATCTTTTGTGCTGTATATCCTATTGATAATAATAGTAATATAATTTTTAAACTGTTTTCTATATGTGTGAA